TATAGCTCTCCCAGCCAAACCACCAACCCCCCATAGTACCATAGCACCACACTCGCACTGTATACGTCTACCGTCATCCCGTAATACCATAACACCGATCTTCCGTAATACCATCGCATCACGCAAAGCATCGCGCTCTGCTTTCACACCGGGGCGCTACACTCCAAATCGGCAAACTACGCAAAATCCGATCCGAATTCCGAAAACTAGCCAAATTTGAAATGTGCTAATTCTATGAATCACCAAACCACACCTCGGATCAGCAACCAACACCTAATATGTAATCAGCACCCGGAGAGGGTGAGGAGAGGGTGAGGAGATCCGAAGTATGGAGGAATTATGAACAGCTTCAAGTACCGCTTCTATGACAACCAGCTCGATAAGATTGGTAACTATCTGAGCGACTTTGACGACCTGTGTGATCCGACTTTCTGTGCCACGAAGCACGATCTTAAGATTTGGTGCGACACGGTTATGCTCGACGTGCTCGGTGAGAACATCACCGTCTCCGAGACGAACCCGGTGGAGATCCTTATGAATCTCGCGAACGGTTTTGCGATCAGCCTTCGTGAGCTGCAGGCTGATTTCGAAGCTGAGATCGCCAACGCGGATGAGGATATGTAAAATGTGTGGATCTCGCATTACTGAGACGGTGTCTGTTATCGTAGTCGTCGTGCTCGCAGCTGTGATCACGTGCGCATATATTTCGTGGAAAATTGAAGAAGAGGATGCGATGCTTATTGAACGTTTGGAAACTCTAGCCGAGTCCGATCAGAATCTCGCTGTTTCTGATCACGGTTATTATGAAGCTATTATGAATGCTATTGACACTTTTAAGGAGAACTAAAAATGATCGATTTCAAGAAGTTTAACGCGCAGGACACTTCCAAGGGCGAGTACTCGAACAACACGCCGCGTCGCTCGAAGGGTGATCTCTCCGATCTTTGCGATGGTACTGTGAAGCACATCAACGGTGACTTCCGTCTCCGCTCTAACGATTACGGCCCTTATGCTACCTTCAACGTGCTTGAAGATCAGGATCACTTTTTCTACTCTGGCAAGCGAATCACCCGCGTGCTGCAGGACATTGATGCTGCTGGTGCTCGCGATGAACTTCCCGCGCAGGGTGTGATTTTCAAGGCGAAGGTCGCCACTTTTGACGACGGCCGTTCTGTCACTTTCTACGATCTCGAGTTTGTGTAAAATGAGCGCGATCTTTTGGGCGCTCGTGGCTGTGGGCGTGTATCGCGTTGAGAACAGCTAGTATGTAAACTTTATGAATCGCTGATTGAAGCCCTTCGCTATTCTGAAAGCTGCAATAATGTAGTCAACGGAAAGCGAAGGGCTTTCCAAGTTAGAAAGGATTTGGAAATGAAAGAGCAGAACGGTTTTACGCTTGAGGTCCATGCGGCGCGTCATCGTAAGGATCGCGGTTACATCGAGCGCGATGAATTTTCGGATTTTGAAGATCTCTTCCCTGATCTCGCCGACGATTTCAATTCGGATATCATTTATCCCACGTTTGAAGCCGCGAAGGAAGCTCTTGTCACGCTGATTCGCGAGCATCCTGCGGTTTCGTTCGAAGATAAATACACCGGTGATAAATGCGTGATCTCGATCGATGGAACTATTTACCCGAATTTGTGGGACGATAACACGTTCGAGGGTTACGATTATCCCATGTTTTCTCGCTGTAATGTAGATAACGCGGGAATCGAAAAGATCCTCTTCGCCTAAAACAAAACCCCGATGTTTCACGTGAAACACCGGGGTTTTTCATGCCGCGATTTTTAAAACGCTAGGCGTTCTGGATCGTAACCTTCGCGGAGGCCGTGATCGGGGTCGTGGCACCCTCAGGATTGAGATAGGTGCTGGTTGCGGTCAGGTGGATCTCATCACCGTTGTCCAGACCAGACTTCTGAACGTGCAGTACGTTCTGGCGATCGACGTAAGTTCGAGTATTCAGCGGGAGCGCCTTTGCGGTGCCACCGGAATCGCCTGCGGGTCGGAATGCGCTGATCTGGTAGGTTACGGAATCAGGCGCAATCTCGACGGGGTCATGGTACTCCGTGGGAGAGATTGTGCCATTGAGGGTCGGGGTGATCTTGATCGTGCCACCGGGCTCCACGTGAGCGTCGCTGATCGACAGGTTGAGAGTCGTCGGGGTCATGGTCACCGTAGGAATCTTCGCGGACTCAGAGAGCGAGAATACGACGATCGGGACAAACGGGCTGGCGCTGATGATGCACCAATCGTGCAACCAATAATCGGTTGCCAGCGAGATCGGGTTGAACTGGCTCGTGGTCGTGTACTCGTTGGTGTAGCACTGGAAGAAGTCGGAGGTCGTCAAAATGGCATAGTCGTCGTCATTCAGCGGCCACTTCTTGTCGGGTATCACCTTCAGTCGGTACTGAATGTCAACCTTATCCAAATTGTATGCGGCCGCGAGACTCTGAACGTTGGTCGCTGCCATTGCGCTCGAGCGAATAAACAGAACCAGCTCGTCGGACTTTGCGAAAACCGGAATCTCCGAAAGCGTGAATTCGGAACTCGGAATCGTCAGATCGTAGGAGTACTGCTGGAGGGCTTGCAGTAGCTCGTCGCAGGCCTCCTTCGTAGTGGGAGCAGCGCTGAGCTTATGGCGGGGAAGCCCATAGTAGTGATCCATACGCGGGAAGAGTTCAAGCATCTCGCCGAAGATATCGTACTCGTCGGCGTTCATTGGCTGCTGCATGATCTGTGATACTAGAATATTAAGACCGTACTCATCGGTGAACGCCTGTCGAAGCATCTCGCGCGACACGGTGATCGGATAGTTCACCTGGTGGTTCAGCGAGTGGAAAGCCTGCAGACCGTCGGGGTAGTAGGTCTTAAACTGCGTTTCCGCATCCATATCGTAGCTGTGAGCCTTCACCCAGCCCAGAGCGGTCTCAGATACCGTAGTACCATAGTACAATTTCTGCTTGAAGAACTCTCGCAGGGGGTTATTCCAGCGCTGCTGATGAACAAATGCAAAGCCAATTCGGTTCACGAGAAAGGACGTGAAATTATTCCAGATGTCCCCATTGAGGGGGTCGAACAGCTTCTCAACGATCGCCGTGCCCTTCGCGTCGGGAAAACCCAGACGCTGTTGAACGTCGGTCGTGCCGCTGAGCATGAAGCGACCAAGAATTGTGGAATTATCAGTTGCCATAAAATCTCCTTAATTAAATAGAAAGATCGAAATCTTCGACGTTGGGGATCTCGTCGAGCTCGGCGTCGAGATCGTCGTCCTCATCGTCAACGTTGGCAGATCCGCCTGCGTTGCTGATAAACATCGCGATCGTTGACTTCATTGAATCGAGCATTTCCACGATGCCGTCGAGTCGATCGCGAATGTCGTCGAACTCGCCCTCGCGGTGAGCCTCACCAGGGGTCTCGCCGGGGTTGTCTTCAAGATCCTCAGTCTCTTCCGGAGTGAGATCTTCGTTCTCGTCCAAAATTGCCTCCTTAAATAGTTTCTAAATGAAAAGGGCCGGGATTTAACCCCAGCCCAAATTATACAGCATTTGTGAAATATTTGCGAAAAGGTTGACGAACCACGCGCGTCCGGGTCCTACTCAAAGGCTGTCGTTCCGGCTCACGCTGCTCGAAAATACCTCACATGCCATACTTGTCAACTATCTTACCCCAAAAAGCGACAAAACTTCATTGAAATGCTCACGCGTCGCAGGTTTGTCATACCTCAAAATGCCGTAGCAGTACAGATCAGCTAGATTTTGAAGCGTTTTGTTTGCACGCTTCGCCACGATGTAGTTCGGTTTTGAATCCGACGTGCTCAAAGCGTAGATCGGCATATCCGTTTCTTTTGGAATTTTTGTGTTGATAAAGTAAAGACCTTCCTTTAGATCTCCCCAAACTCCAAATTGTTCACCGCGGTAAACCACTCCAAACGAAAACTTCGCTCTGCTCGGCTTTGATTCGATGAATTTGCTCGCGTCCGTGTCAAACTGATTTCCGTAATCGCCGGCGCGATCGCCGAGACGTTCTGCCATCTGCGAATTCGATGCTTTGATCGCGAAATTTTTCGGATCAGGATAGTAAAAATACCAAGTTTTACCTGCAAACCACTGACCTCCGAAGTTTGGAGGTTCTGTGATGCCCAGCTTTGCGAAATATGGATTGATCAGATCGACAGCGTTGCCCATCAAATAAACGCGTAGCCGGGGCTTTCCGCTCGAGTCTTTTTCTGAGTAACGCTGCAACGTGCCAATCAAATTCTGGAAAAGTGAAAACTCATTTGGCAAATACCGAGTATAGGTGTCGATCGACTTATCGATCAGAGCCTCATCAAAAACGACTCTTCGCAAATTATGCATACTTGCCTGCTTGTAGCGGGTGGCCTTTGAAAGCGGAATGATTCGGACGATGTCCGCCCACTTTTCCTTTTTCTTTCCACCTTTTTTCCGAATTTTGATCAGATTTCCGCAGGTCTGAAACTCGTAGTTTTCGAGCGTGGCTTTCAATTTGCGATCTTTCGTTTCAGCTGCGATCTGCCCGAAATAATCGTTCGCTACAACGGAAATGTCATCTTTATAACGGACGATCGCGACGTGCGATTCACCGTTCGAGAAGTAATCCCTGAGCATTTGCTCGCGAAGTCCGAAGGTCTTTCCTAGCTCACGCTTTGCGATAATCAAATTGAATAGCGCATCGTAGCTCAAAACGTCTTGCCATTTTATGAATCTCGGCTTTTTCATAACATCTCCAAACAGAAAAACCCCGCCGCGCAAAGAAAGGAAGAAAGAAACGCGGCGGGGTTTTGACGAAGGGAAGTAGCACTGGCATGCTAGACTTATAATCGTCGCTCTCTGCTTACATCTAGCATTATACCACACTAATCGGAGGATTTGCCAAACATCTCAAGAAATTTCTTATTTTTGAGATCGGGGTTAATCGTACACAAATTCTCCAAAATAGATACGACCTCGGTGAGGATCACGTAGGCCGTAACCGCGCCGGTCGCGGGGATCGACACCCCGAGATCGAGCTGACCGCTCGCGAACTCCATTGCCACGCTGAGGGCGAATGCTCCATAAAACGCGAGCTTGTGGTAAAGACCCTCTCGCATTTTTGAGCTGGAAAAACTCTTAGTGGCGATCGCACCGATCCAGCCGGTCAGGATGTCAAGGGCGATGAAGATCGACATGATTTCAAGAAAGTTAAGCATTTAAACTCCAAACACAAAAGTCGCAGCTCCATTGAGCGTGTAATTTCCGACTCCAGGAGCAGTATCAAAAGTTACATAGAAAATCCACTGCTGCGGATTTACCGTAACTTGCGCTGTATCGGAATGCTCTCCAGAAAGCAAAACATCTACGAGTGGCTGATTGTAACAGTTTTCCGAGAATACCACTTCTCTCGCAGCTTGTCCGAGGCGGAAGCTATTTTCAGAATTGCCGCTCGGAATTTCGAGAGGTACATTTCGGAAATCAAAAGTTACGAGCGGACCCCACTGATAGATTTTCAAATTTGTGGAGTTTCCGAAGGAATACGTGAATTTCGAAGAAATGTCGGTGTATCCGCCGCGGGCATATTTTCCCGAACTTTCGATTTGCGATTGAAGAGCCGGCGAAAGCTTCTCGTACGTCACAGCGTCATCAGCGATCTTCGTACCGGTAACACATTTGTCTTGTAGCTGCGCCGTAGTCACCGAATTTACAGGAAGCGTCACAGATTTATCGTCAATCGAAATGGTACCGTCGGGCGTCAAATTGATGCCCGAATCAGCTGGCACCGAAACTCCGCCGAGCGTCGTCGAGCTTGCGGGCGGCAGCACGTAGGGATCGATATCCGTGGAAATAGTGCCGTCCGCGCTAACATTCACATTCGCACCGATTCGGACTCCGCCGAGCTTCGTGCGCGTCGCGGGCTGAAGCGTGAACTGAGAGTCCTTGCCCAGGATCTCAACCTGCTTCATCTGCGAATCGATAGCGTTCGCGAGCTTGTTGATATCGTTAGCGCCATCAAAAACCGCAGCTGGGTTAATTTCGGGGAAATCGTAATTAGGGGTTGCCATTTTAAACCTCCAGAGAAACCATTGTCGGGTAACTAAGCCATTTTGTGAGTCGAGAACCAGCGTTTTTAATTTCTTTAAAAGTTCGCTTCCACGCGCCAGTGCTTCCGTTCAGCTCGACAATACAAGATCCGCTCTTTTCGTATGCATTCCCGGCTACATTTTTTGTCAATCGAATACCATAGATTTGAATTGTCGAACTAAATCCAATTTCTTCAGTTGTCGCGGGGGTGTTGTAGCCTTTTGATATAACGCCGCTCTCGCTATTTGACTTGAAAAATGTGTTGGGACTTGTCTCATTTTCAACCTTTCCATAAACAATACAAATTTTATCGTTAATTTTTATGACCGAAAGCAAATCGTGAAAAATGCTACCGTCATTGAGCGACGATCGAAATGCTTTCGACCAAATTCGATCAACGCCCGTAATCGCATTTTGAACGTCGGGATCGAGATTTGCTTCAACGACTCCACCATCCGCGATCTTCTCGTTCGTGACCGCGCCGCCTACCAAATTTTCCGTCTTGACGTTCGTATCAGCAAAAGCTCCAGAACCCACGCCGAGGTGTCCCTTCGCGTCGACGGTCATATTTTTGCCGATCAGAACACCGCCGATCTTGTCCTTCGTAGCAGGCTCCAGCTCAAAGCGCTTCACTGTGGTCGTCAACAGCCCATCGGAAAAAACCTCAAAACCGTCACCGACTCGCACTCCGCCCAAAATGTCAGAACTCGCGACCGGCAGATCGTAGGGCTCGCCCTCAAAGCCGGTCTGGATTCCGTGCAGCACTGCGTCGGTGGCGTTTGCCAAACCATTCACCGCGTCCGGAAAGCTCAAAGTCGAATCAGGGTCAACCGTCGGCAAACCATAATACTGAGTACTCACTAAACCTCCTCAAAATATCCAGTCGTTTTCACGTCAATTTTACTAGGATCAGTGTACTTGATTTGCTCGCTGCCGTCACCCCAGATTACGTTTGAGATCATATCGACTTCGATATAGGTCTTACCGTCATCTGCGAGCTCTGCCCAAGTGTGCCCGGTATTCGCGAGCTGCTTCCACGTCATCGCATGAACTCGAAGAGTGTCATACATCTGCTTAAAAACTACATACATGTAGTCGAAAGCGCCGGAAACCGGGTTCCTCGACTTTCCACCGAGCTTGAGATCATCGAGCATCTTTGAGATCGCATCAACGCGATCTTTCAAAATCGAGATCTTGAGACGGATCTGCGCGTTGTTGCCGTCGAGATCGTTAAGCGCTCCCGAAAGCTCGTTTGCATATTCACAAAGTTTACACAACTCGAAGAGGATCTTCTTGATACCCTCCTCCTCCGAGTAAACATTTCGGTAGAACGCGGGAATGCTCGGTGTGAATTTGGTGAAAGCACCATATGGTACAAGCGGAAACATCAAACCTCCATAATTAGAAACCGTTGAAATTAACTGCGATCAAATCGGAAAATAGGACCTCCAACTCGTCGAGGATCAAAACGTCAACATCATTATAGCGCTCCTCGAAATCAACATATTTCTCGAGGTTATCGCCGATGCGCAGATCTTCGTGCTCTTCGTCGGTCGCATTGCTCGCGTAATCTTCGCTCTCGCCGTTGAGCAACGTAGCCGGGAAGTCCGAAAAGACATGCCTGCGTTTTCCGTAATCGTCGCCGGCGAGAAACGCGTCGAAGTCTTTGTCAAGCTTTGCGTATAGCATTTTGTATTTCGGCATGATTTCGTTCAGCTTGCGCACAAACTGCCTGCGCCACGCAGCGGCGGGAAGGATCCCGATCTCGCGAAACTCGAAGCGTGCTGCGATCTTCACCTGCAGGCGCTCGCGCTGCTCATCGTTGTACGCATCCCATTTCCAGGCGGGGTCGTCCCAGTTGATAAAGCCGCAGTCCTCCAGCTCAGCATATGTGAGCGTGGAGACTCCGTGGAAATCGTGCGGAAGATTTTGAGCTGTGAACTCGAAAGGTTTAAGCATCGTTGCCCTCCATCTGAGTCAATAGATTATTGGAAGCTTCGAAATTGTCAGTTCGGAAATCCTGCGCCCAGATGACCTCTACAGGTTTCTGATCAGCAGCGCTCGCAGTGTGATAGCACAGTCGGTTCCATGCGTCTGCTGCCTCACGTCGGCAGTTGAGCGGATCGAGACTCATGATTTCGGAGCTGGCATTTTGTGATTTGACTTCGCCCGTGATCATACGTTCAGATTTCTGCTCAACGGAGGGGATTCCGAGGAAGCGGTAAATGTCATCCCAAAGAGAGCGTTTTGCTGCGTCGATGTCGCCGGCGATGCAGGGAACGCCGGTTTGGATTGCCTCAACTTTGATGTGCTCGGTGAGCTGCGAATATCCCACGACGGCGGGGTCACCACCGGCGATCGACTTCATCACATTTGCGACGTCGGCAGTCTTTTCCTGCGGTCCGGTGATCACGAAAGGCGTGCGCTGCTGGAGCATGTTAATGTCGAGGGTACGGTCGATCGTGGTCAGGCGCCGGGCGTACATGTCCATGTGCCCAGCCATCGGAAGGCGCATCCGGTTGTCGAAGATCGGGACACCATTCGTATCGTCAACAGAAAAACGAAAACCGTTGTTACCGAGCGCATCCCATTTTGAGGGCTTGTCGTAAACGTTCGGAGCGCCCTGATATACGAGCTGCATCGAGTACACCATATCCTCGGCATTTTTCGGAAAGGCGATCGTTGCCATTCCCTGGAAAAACAGGTTGTATTCGAGGTAGCGCTCATCGCAGCTTGCGGGCAGATTGATCCACTTGAAACGGGACAGCGCCAGCGCGTCGAGCCACTGGCGATACATTTCGTAAATTCGCTGATTGAAGAAAGCGCTCTGAAAAAATACGTCCGATCCGGGCATCTTTTCGTAGTGCTTCTTGCGGGACTTTCCCAATTACTTCACCTCCACGGTGACTTTAAAGTTCTGATCCTCGAAAATCGAGGTTTTGGCAGAAGGAACAGGATCGGGCGAGGTCTTTCGATCGCCGCGGGCGTAGGCTTTCCACGCTACAGAATCTCCATAAAAGAGATCGCCGTCGAGGTTACAGCCCGAAACGGGACAGTCACTCGCAAACTGCCATGCCACGACGTTACCGTCGGCTGTGGGACACTTCCATGTCCGCGCGGTAGCGTGCGAGGGCTTTGCGACAGCGGGGTAGCTGGCGATCCAGCGGGCGCAGTTCTGCTCGACACCGCCCTGATTGAAGCGCCACGGGTTGCCGTAGATCCAAACCCAGACCTGCGTCAGATCGTGAACGCGTCGGACGAATTCGTTAACCCAAGCAACGCTCTGGTTCCCTTCCCAGTCGAGTGCCGGGATGCCGTCGCCGAAATAGTTTTTGCAGTTTTCGACGAAGAAATCTGCTTCAGCGAGGGCGTTTCCGGAGCCAGCGAAATGATAGAAACCCCACAGTTTCCCAGCGTTTTTCGCTTTCTGCACAAAACCATCACAATAGGGATCAACGTAGGTCGTGCCCTCGGTCGCCTTCACGATCACGCCGTCAACGGGGGCGGAGGCGGGGTCAAACCCCGCATGCCAGTTTGAAATGTCAATGAAGTTAAGCATTCTCCTCCAAATTATCATAAATCGAGATGTGCCCGATCTCGTCGGGGTTCGACCAAATTGTAACACCCGATTTAAGAATCGACTTAATAAGCTCTTGCGCACTCTCGATCACGCCGTCACCACCGGTGAGCCAGAGATCCGAGCACTTCCAATAACTAAAGTGCTTCATCACATTGAATCCATTAAAATTCCACATCTGATTCAAAGCATAGCCGAAACGAAGCATCAGATCGCCGGCGGGCGCGATTTCACCAGGTTTTTGGGTTTTGATCCTGACCTGAACGCCTCTCCACGCGAATTCGTCGGGCAGAGGATCGCCCGAATACTCGCCAATTTTAATAGGCGGATCGAGCCGACGATCCAGATAGCTCTGGCGAACGAGCTCGAGATCGGTTGTCAAGGTTCGCTGCGCATTTTCCACAGACTGATCGCGCGAATATTTCGCGTTCGCTCGAGCGAGATTACGATCGCGGTAGGCATTTGCACGAGTCAGGGCTGCGGAGTTTTCGGAATTTGAAATTGCAGCGCTGTAGGATCGGGCTGCGTTGGTGTCACCTGTGGTTCGAGATCGCTGAGCGTTAGCATTTGACGTGTCGCGCGTCGAAGCCGAATTCGAGACAGTGGTATCGCGAGATCGCTGAGCGTTCGCATTGGAGGTATCGCGGGTCGAAGCCGAATTCGAGACGGTTGTGTTGCGGGAGCGCTGAGCGTTCGCATTGGAAGTATCGCGGGTCGACGCGGAGTTTGCTACCGACGTATCGCGCGAGCGCTTCGCGTTCGCATTGGAGGTAGTTGTATTTTTATCTGTCACGGCAGAATCATTTGTATTCTGAGTAGTCATCATCGTTACAGCTGTATCCGTGCTCAAATTGTTGACATCTGTCGTGAGAGTTGTAGCGATTTTTGTAGCTGCGACTGAAGCAGAGTTATTACGCTTCATTTTTCGAGTATTAACATCTTTCATGATCGCCATTGCTGCGGGATCAGATCCGAATGCAAGCATGTTTTGCGTCGTGGATTGCATACCCGAAATTGAAGCGGTCGCCATTTTCATGGGGATCGCCTCAACGGCAGCGCCCGAAATGGCAGCACTGAGACCTGTAAAAATTGGTGCTGCGGCAGCAGAAGCAACTCTCAAACCCTCCGGCAGGATAGATCCCCAATATTGAGAGTCCAAAACTTCGTTGTCGATGCCAGTTAAATCAGAAGTCAAACTTGTTGAATTGTCTGTCACATCGCTGGAAGCTTTATTATTTTTGGTCGTAACAGCATCATTGAGACTGTTTTGAGCCAACACTTGCGTAGTGCGTAGCGTGTTTCGAAGTGTCGTGACTTCAACTTGCGTTTTTGAGCTTTCCTGCGTGTTCGTCAAACCGACATTTGCCGAATTCACAGAATTCGCATAGCTCGTCGCGTTCGAGTTCTGCGTGTTCGTCAAACCGACATTCGCCGAATTCACGGAATTTCCATAGCTCGTCGCGTTCGAGGCATTCGTATTCGTCAAACCGGTATTTGCCGAATTCACGGAATTTACATAATTTGTCGCATTCGAAGCGTTCGTATTCGCTTGTCCAGTCGCATTTGAGCTTAACGCGTTTTGATACGCAGCGAGCGCAGATCGCTGCGCGTTCGTTTTGTTGACGGTTGCGGAGGCATCCGTATTTGTGAAGGCTTTGTTGATAGCGTCAAGCTCGTTTTGATAAGAGGTATTTGTGCTACGAACGTCATTCGTATATGCCAGCTCTTTCTCGGTGAGAGCTTTGACATTGTTTGTGTTGTAATTGTGAAGCTTGAACTTGTCATAACCGTGCTGATAGATTGCGTACTTCGGAATATCAAACCCGAAATTGAAATCGCGGAAGTCGGATCCCGGAATCGACTCCTGAAATTCGCGATCAGAAAGGTCTTTCCAAATAAATTCGTCCGGGGTGCCTCCACCTACACCGGTTAGAAATGCTTCGAATCGAATGTACGGATACGCGAGCGACACTTTTTTCTGGATTTCGAGAGCGCCGCAGTCCTCGATTTTGATAACTGATGTAGCGCCGGTCGAATCGGAGACCTCGAGCGCCGCGTACGGAAATGTATAAAGCTTCGCCAACTCTGCATACTCTGCAGGGTAACCGAAATCTTCCTTCGAAAAGTTGAGCTGCTTGAGAAGGCCGCTGTTTGGGCGGACCTGCCAAAATGCGAATCCGTTTGATCCGGATCCGAAATACAGAAATGCGAATTTGTCGATTTGCTCGTAGGTGTGACCGGAATTTGCGAGATCGTTCCAGGTGAGCCCTGTATTTGAAAGCTGTTTCCACGTCATAGAGTCCTTTTTGAAGAGGCGCCCCTCCGTGCCGAGGACAATCATCGATTCATCGACCATAAAAATAGACTGAATCGTTTCAAGGATCTGCGGAGCTTGTTCAACCATCGCCTGCATAAAAACGTAAAAGTCTCGGGCGGCCACGGCGAAAACCCAGATCCCGTTCGGGGTGAAGTTTGAATTTGAAGTCGTCGGGGTCGTTTGCAGTTTGAGACCAGAGTAATCGGTTCCGCCGGCTGCAATCGCCGCGGAGTTAATGCCAGCATCCGCACCGGCACGATCACCGGTACTGTAGAAGCCAGGGTCCGCTGGAGAGATCGCGTTCACGCTTCCAAGATCGTAAAGGCCGCTGTATGGAATTGTTGTTGCAAAGAGGATATATTTTGTTCCGTTTCCGAAAGGCACGAAATCGGAGTGCTGAACCGCAGCGGGTTCGCCGTAGCTAACATCCTCAGCGAGCAGATATTTGTTGTTTTCGATCGGGTTTTGCAGATATTCATCAACGTTCGATGCTGCGAGCGGGGCGTGACCTCGCTCGAGCATCATGTAATTTATGTCAATCCGATTGACATACGTCGTCCAAACGTCTAGATCGAGCACGCAGCTCGTAGTGTTAGCCGCTGCGAACTCAACATTCTGCACAAAGTAGAAGAAACGGCGGGCGTGCTCATTCGCAAAGGGCACTGGGGCCGGCGAAAATTCAACCATCAAATAATTGAAATTCACGAGTTCGTCAAACGGAACCGGCAGTTTGATCGACTGTTTTGGGAAAACTCGCATGGCCGACTCCAAGACATGGATCGGGCTTTCGAGCGCATCAAAATAGCGATCGCGGGCGGCATCATCGTCGAACTTCACGACATTTTCGTAATCGCCGCACCAGTTAACGTTACAAAGCTTAAGCTTTGTGCCGGGCTCCCAGCGCGTGTAATCGAAACTCTGCTGGATTCGGTATGGGTCAACGTTGGAGATTCCTGGAAATTTGATGTTGTCGCTCAAATGTGGAAATTTATCGGACATTCGCCCTCCTATAATCGAAGTTTACTCGATTATAGCAGGGTTCGCGTTTCCGATTTGAATTCGGGGTGTGTGCACGCCGGGTTTGATTGAAACGTATTTGTCGCGATCATCGATTTTACGATGATAGTGTTTTTTCAAATAATCCACAGTTGCAGAGTTTGAAAACTTCATCGTGTCTCCGATAACCTTCCAAATCGGCCAGAGGGCTTGCGCGCGATGCGTACAAACGTGTGTTTTGTTGCCGAGATAATCAGTTACATCTGAGTCGAAGATCTCCGTCGTTTTCGGCTTGTCTCGCATCAGCGTGTGCGCCACGCTCGGTGCGAGCGAGCAATTGTAGCCCAGGCACAAATTCACTGCTTTTTTTGCAGTGTACCCCTGCTCAATCAGCCAGTCCAAAACATCTTCGATATGGTAGCAACCTTCAAAGCCGTCGGGGTGCTCGGGGCGCGAGATACCTGCGAGGGTGACGTGGGAGTGCCCGTTTACAAAAGAAATTCGTGCTTTGTTCCAGAGCTCTATGTGATCGGAGTAATAGATTTCACCTGTTTTCTTGTCAGCCGGCTCGATATCAAAAATTCCGATATCGGTGAGTGGTGACGCGAAGTGCGGAAAATACTTACGATTATGCGACTGCACGCGATCAAGAGCTGCGGTGCACGCCTCGTGGAGAGGTTTGAGGGCATCGAGTAGGTCGGTGTAGTCGTAAGGCTTCGCAAGTGCGATCTTCATCGAGTCGGTATCGCCGCCCGTGATGAGAGCTGCTGAGCCAAATTTTTTATAGATCAGCATGATCGCGATAATCAGATGCTGGCGAGAGCCAGCGACGATGCGGAGGCCGTAGTTGTAAAGAACTCGTGGAGTTTCGGGAGCTCGATCCTCGAAATTGTCCTCTGTTGGTTTTGTATTCGAATCGACGTGAATCTCACCGTCATTGTCGACTTCGAAATCAGGTCGCCAAAGCTGCATTGCTTGCGTACCGTAAATTCCGTTAAATGCACCCTTTGTGGCTACATTATAGTAAGCGCTGAGTGCCTGCTCCGACATCGAACCTGATCTGAGCTGATCCGCGATCGAGTTCGGAATGTCTGCTGGAATGTCGAGAGCATAGGGTTCGCCCTCATTGTAGGTTTTGGTCAATTTCTTAACGTGAGATTTCTGCTCGAAAAGAATATTCGATTGAAGCGTGACGTAATCTGGTGGGTTCATGAAGCAGGCAGTGTACTCGCCAGCGATCGCCTCAAAGCTATCGAAATCGTAAACTTGAAAAACGTTCCACAGCTCTACTTCGGAAAGGCAAAGCTGAGCCGATCGCGCAGAATAAAGTTTTCCGAAAGCAAAAACCGCTCCATCAGCAGTATCACTCCACCCGCGATCGCGTGCAGCATCGTCGACGGCCGCGTTGGCTTCGCCCGGATCGTCGTCGGCGAGAATTCGTTTAGCAGTAAACTTTCCCTCGGCGAGGGTCGCAATGCCGTAGTATTCAAACGCTGACCCGGCTTTCAGACGCAGATTCTTGAAGATGAAGACTCCGTGAAGAGCGAAAGGAAAAGGTTCAAAGTAATACTTCAAAACGTAATCGAGCGGAGTTTTCGCGACTTTTTCACAAGCGAGCTGAAAAATTTTCATATTCTCAGCTTTTTCAAATTTACGCGGAACCCTGCGTCCGTTAATGTACATATGGTGCATAGAAGTGACGTCGAGCGAGCAAACTCGGTGAACCATTTTCATGGCTGTGAGGGCCGCAGTGAAAGTCAGACCTCCACGGAAGCAGGCCGTACGGAGCAGCATAGTCTGGAGATCTGGCGGAAGTTCAGACTGGCAAACCAGCTCAAACATTTTACCCAAGTTAATTCTTTTATTTTTGTTCGGGCGCAGTGGGTAAATTTCGTGCGCGGCCATCTGACGCACGAGCGAAGTCTTCGTCAAAACGCGAACGCCGAGCATATCAGCTTCAAGCCACTCGTACGAGTGGAGTAGGAATTTAAAATATGCGGGTATCACCTGAACATCGCGTTTCATATAAAAGATCTCGCGCTCGGTGAGTGGAGTTATCTGAGTGCGCACCAAGGAGTAATCGAGATCTCCGACTGCTTTCGGAAGACCCGCCGTCGAGCCCATCGATTTAAGACCCGACATGTCCAGAAAAAACGTGTCCCAAAATCGGAGGGCGATCCTATCGTCTTTATAAAGATCGAAGCAGTAAACGTGCGTCGCTGTCTGAGCTGTGCATTTGCAGGTGTACTTTTCGCAAAGATCTGCGAGAAGCGTTTGCAAATCAAACATAAGGTTGTACGCGGCGATGATCGGAATATAATCACCGGAACGCTCGGCTGCAGAAATCAGTGCATCAACGTAATCGACAGATTCACGCTCTGTGCGGAGGATAGAGATATGATCGTCGCGATCAGGAGTGTAGGTGGAGAGGTTGACGTCGGAGACGTTGTTCCAAATGTATGCATAAGCATACGCCTGTTTGACGCCCCCGACGTTAACCGTGGTAGTTTCAGTGTCGTAAATCGCAGCAATCTTAAAGTTCCTTTTCTTTTTAGCCACGATTCCTCCTCCTCCTCTTTGATTTTAATAAAGTTTTGCGAACTCATTCGCAATCTTCTTCTGATCACCCGAATCGAGATTATTGAAACGCTCATTCATCTGATTTTTGAACTTCTCGGAAGTTGTATCGACATTCGAATAATCAAAATTAGTGTAGTCGGCAATAAAAAGCTCCCATGTTGTTCCGGTCGGAGTTTCTTGCAGAAAACTAGCTGTATACAATGAGAACAAATCCATCTCCGGGTGCGCTTTCAAAATGTTCTCGATATGATCGCCATCCTCACCCGCCCAGTCTTTACTGTATGCCATAAAGAAAGACTTGACTTTAGCGCGTCCCTCCGCGCCTGATCCGAAAATAGTAGGCTGCCGATCTTGAGCCCTGCGCATTTCATTTTGAACGAAGAGATTACGCTTACTCTGCCGAGACGGCTCTTCAATTCGTTTTTGAAGCCTTTCTAGTTTCTTCGAAACTTGCGTTAAAGACTCTCCGCGTTTAAATGCCGTTCGCTTAACAAACTGTTCCAGATTTTGAGCTTCACGCCGATAAATAGCTTTGACTTTCGCGTTTTTCTCTGATTTCGCAACCTTGCGCAACCGCGTGATTCGCCGTTGGAGTTTGCGACGAGCGTTTTGAGCTTCGCGCGAAATGCGACGACGTTCCGGATCGCGAGCCATCAGAGATACCTGACGCCGTTTACAAAGGTTTTGCTACAGTCAAGAGAAAAGTAATCCATGCGACCCCAGTCATGCCCATCGCGATCGCACCAGCCATCGTCAATGAGGCCGCAGGCCTCACGGAGGGTGTAATACTTCTTCTTGAAGATCAAAAATACAAGTGCGATCCGCTGATCGAGGTTGTACTTTGAAATATGAGAAACGACGTGAGCCGGTACGTCGCGTATATCGTGACGGTAAATCGGAGTAGTGTTTTGAGTAGCGCGATCCGCACCAGTCAGAGCGTAACGATCATTCATTTTAAAGCCTCCAAACGTGCATAAAGCTGAATTAAAATGTCATTCTCAGCCTGCAAAATATAGCGTAAGATAGTGATTTTTTCATCTTCAGTTAAGCATGAAAAAGAACGGTTGTTAAAGCCGCAGCTACTATCTTCGACGGGTTTAAAATACTTTTCACAGTCATAAATTCTAAATGCCAAGCTATGAATAACATCCTCTTTATCCAAATAACCATTGACTTGACCGAGTTTCAAACAATTGGAACTAATATCTGAATCGATCTGCTCTAGCAATATATCAACACATTTTTTTAAACTAGGAGCTAGCCAGTAAAAAGGTTCGGTGGTCCTAAAAATGCATATGCTACTATCATTTTTAATCAAATTCGGAATGTTACCCAACTCAGTCATGTTCATAATTCCTCCATACTTCGGATCTCCTCACCCTCTCCTCACCCTCTCCGGGTGCTGATTACATATTAGGTGTTGGTTGCTGATCCGAGGTGTGGTTTGGTGATTCATAGAATTAGCACATTTCAAATTTGGCTAGTTTTCGGAATTCGGATCGGATTTTGCGTAGTTTGCCGATTTGGAGTGTAGCGCCCCGGTGTGAAAGCAGAGCGCGATGCTTTGCGTGATGCGATGGTATTACGGAAGATCGGTGTTATGGTATTACGGGATGACGGTAGACGTATACAGTGCGAGTGTGGTGCTATGGTACTATGGGGGGTTGGTGGTTTGGCTGGGAGAGCTATA